CGGCTCCGGCTACGGCTACGGCACCGGCTACGGCGCCAGCTCCGGCTCCGGCATTAAAAAGTATGACGGAGAAGATGTACATATGATCGATGGTGTGCAGACGATCATAACGGCGGTACATGGAAACATTGCAAAAGGCGCGATCCTGCAAGGCGATCTGACGCTGACGCCATGCTTCATCGCGAAAGTTGACGACTGCTTCGCGCACGGGGAGACAGTGCGTCAGGCTGTGACAGATGCGCGCGATAAGGCGTTTGAGGGCCTGCCGCAGGAGGAACGGATCACCGCATTTCTGGATGCGATCAAGCCGAATACAGCGTATCCGGTGATGACGCTGTACGACTGGCATCACCGGCTGACTGGGAGCTGCGAGGCAGGGCGAAAGGCATTTGCGAAGGATCACGGAATCGACCTGAGCGCAGATATGACGCGCGAGGCATTCTTTGAGCTGACCAAAGATGCCTATGGCGGGAGTGTGATCCGCGAGGCAATGCGGATCGCTGAGCGCGAGAATGATGGCGAGTAACGGGAAAATTCCGGTGGAGCTGACGCCGGAGCAGATGGAGGACCTGATCGACGCGGCCACGCGGGCCGCTGAGCAAGATCAGGAGGATGCGGAGATACTGAGCAGCCAGCCGCATATCGATCGTGAGACCGTCGGGATGCTGCTGGAGACGCGCAAGCGCCTGCTGACGCTGGCGGCGTGGATGCAGCATTTGTGGGAGGAGGCCGTGGACGAATGATGCGGTACACACCAAAGACAAATCCGGTCCCGCCTCCATGCGGGAGGGACTGCCCGGGACGTGCGCCGGGATGCAGTGCGATGTGCTGCTCATGGATGCTGTATCAGTCCATCCGGGAGCACATCTATCAAAAGCAGCTCGCAGAGAAGCACGCGCAGGAGCTGAATTTCGTGGCGCAGCGGGAGATCGCGCACGCCGGGAGGAAAGTAAGGAAGGGGCATTTGTATGCGGCAAAATAGCACAGATTACTCGGGAGAGCGGGCACCGCGCAGGCCGTGCGTGATCGCGCAGGCCGGGTACACCGGGAAAAATTATTACGCCGTCGTGTACCGCAATCAGAGCATTACGGTACGCGCGGGAGACGAGCTGGCCGCGATCTTTACGGCGGCCAAATACTGGGGCTATAAGTGGAGCGCACCGGAGTACCACCAGAACGCCAGGGCGATGAAGCTCCACTATAAGCCGGAGTTCCTGATCGGATAAAAAAGCCCTCGACCGGCGGCAACCGGACGAGGGCGCGGCCATAGGGCGGCCGCCAAAAGCTTTACAAGGAGAGTATATCATGGGAAATCGATATTTGCAAGAGGCAACGGAGATCATTCGCGCTGACGACGGGGAGGGATGAGGCACGATGCTGACGCATCTGAGCCTGTTTACCGGGATCGGCGGGCTGGATTTAGCTGCCGAGTGGGCAGGATTTACGACCGTCGGGCAATGCGAGTTTGCCGATTACCCGACGAAGGTGCTGGAAAAGCACTGGCCTGATGTGCCGCGCTGGCGGGATATCAGGACGCTGACAAAGGAGAGATTCTATGAGCGGACAGGCCTACGAACAGTTGACGTTATTTCCGGCGGATTCCCCTGCCAGCCCTTCTCCGTGGCTGGAAAGCAAAAGGGAAAAGGGGATGATCGATACCTCTGGCCGGAGATGCTCCGAGTTATCCGAGAGCTGCGCCCGCGTTGCGTTGTCGGTGAGAACGTTCCTGGAATCATCAAGATTGCCGCCGGGCAGGTGGTCAAGGATCTGGAGCGTGCTGGCTATCACGTCATCGTGTTTAATTTTGAGGCTGCGGCTGTCGGAACTTGGCACAGAAGATCGAGAGTGTTCTTCGTCGGAATCGCAGATGTGGCAGACGCCGCGCGCGAACGAATACAAAGACACGCTGAAATCTGTGCCACCAAGCCGGCAGAAAGATCCGGGCAAATGCAATCTGACGCAGAGAGTGGCAATGAAGCTGTTTACGACACCATGTGCAGCGGATGCGCAGGGGACGCACGGTGGGGGAAATCATGGGAGCTTGCGGACGGACGTTGCTGGGCAGCTGAACCCAACGTGGGTAGAGTGGCTCATGGGATTCCCGCCAGGGTGGACAGACTTAAATGCCTCGGAAACGCCGTAGTGCCGCAGCAAGCATACCCGATTTTTAAGGCATTGATGGAGGAGCTGAACCGATGGACTTAGAACAAACCGCGATTGAGCGGCTGCGGATGGCCTCGGATATGAGCTTGCGCTTGTACAAGCAGCCGCTTGTTATCACTTATTCCGGAGGCAAGGATTCAGACGTTCTTTTGCATCTGGCCGGGAAAGCAGGTATCCCGTATGAGGTGCTACACAGTCTCACAACGGCGGACGCGCCGGAGACCGTCTGGCACGTGCTGGATACCTTCCGGAGGTTGGAACTGGCAGGCGTAAAATGCACCATCGATACGCACAAGCGCCCAGACGGAACGAATGTAACCATGTGGAATCTGATCCCGCGCAAGCTCATGCCGCCGACACGTTTGATGAGATACTGCTGTGCGGAACTCAAAGAGGGCGGTGGAAAAGGACGGTTTATCGCTACCGGCGTTAGATGGGCAGAAAGCGTGAATCGAAAGAACAGAGGCATTCTTGAAACGTTCCACTCCGATAAGAAAAAGAAAATTGTCCTCATGGACGACAACGATGAGAAGAGAATGCTTTTTGAAACGTGCCAGCTCAAAGCAAAGCGGACAGTGAATCCGGTTATCGACTGGAAAGATAGTGACGTCATCGACTACTGCTCCGAGCAGAAGATCACGATGAACCCACTATACGCCTGCGGATGGAAGCGCGTGGGGTGCATCGGATGCCCGATGTCAAGGAAGAACAAAATCACGGAGTTTGCACGCTATCCGAAGATCAAGGCGGCGTATGTCCGGGCGTTTGACAGGATGCTTGCGGAACGGCGCAAGCGAGATCTTCCGTGTGAGTGGCAGACCGGCGAGGACGTGATGCACTGGTGGATGGAAGATGGCGTTCTGCCGGGGCAGATGGTATTTGAGGGAATGGAGGATGAAATTTGATTGCACGGGTATTCCCGCGAAAAACGGCAATGTCACCGACTGACGATCTGGCTTTTTTCGGGGAACCGACTCTTGAAAATATCGCAGACTGCATGAAAAAAGGCGTTGAGGCTGTCCACATCTCCGTGACGTTTACATGGGATTTGCAGAGAGCGGAAGACCTTTACTACGCATGGCAGATCCTCGGTGTACCGGTTGAGGTCGGCGGGCCTGCGTTCGATGATCGAATGGGAGACTTCACGCCGGGGATGTACCTGAAAGACGGGATGCTCTTTACTTCACGCGGATGCACGAAGGATTGCTGGTTCTGCTCCGTTCCGCGCTGTGCACACGGCGAGATCAAGGAACTCCCGATTTATGACGGCTGGAACATCATGGACGATAACATCCTTGCAACCAGCGAGAAACATTTTCGCGCGGTATGTGAAATGCTCAAACGCCAGAAGCAGAGAGCAGTGTTTTCAGGAGGATTGGAACCGGCGCTGTTGCAGCAATGGCAAGCAGACCTATTGCGGGAAGTCAATCCTGCGCGGATTTACACAGCCTACGACACCAAAGACGATTTAGAGCCTCTGATTGAAATGGGGAAGAAGCTGCAAAACGCAGGATTCCGGCACTCTGCGCATTCCATGTGCTGCTATGTGCTCATCGGATACGACGGAGACAGTTTTGAGGACGCCGAAAAGCGACTGAATCAAACGATAGAAGCTGGCTTTGTGCCATATGCAATGCTGTATCGCGGAGAAGATGGAAAATATGATCCGGATTGGCGGCGCTTCCAGCGCGAGTGGTGCAGGCCAATCATTACGGGGAAAAAGTTCAACGAATATTGGAGGGAAAAACGTGACGAATAAGGAAATCGTGCAGGCGCTGCGGCAATGCGCCAAAAGGGACTGCTCAAGTTGTGGGATGTGCCCGATTTTCCCAGATAGGGAGTGCGTCGAGCATTTAGCCGCCGCGGCCGCCAGTCTGATCGAGCGCCTGACTGCCGAGAACGCGGAGCTGCGGGAGAAGGTGCCGCAGTGGATCAGCGTGGAGGAAAGACTGCCAATAGACCGTCTCAAGAAGTATCTCGTTGCTTTTCGGGATACGTTCGGCCCGATTGTAGATATGGCCAGCTACTTTCCGAGCGACGGATGGACGTGCGATAACTGGGACGTACCGCAGAAGTTGATCACCCACTGGATGCCACTGCCGGGAACGCCGGAGGTGGAGTGATGGAAAATCTGTTGCAAAACATCGCCAGCGGGCTTTGGATCGTGTTGGGCGTGTACTGTTTCTTCGGACTAAGGAAGTGGAACAAGCGGTTCAGTGAGCTGTATGACGAACTGAAACGGGAGGTGGAGTGATGGAAAAGAACAATTGCTTGCGTTGTAATTTTCGCCATACGGACAATGGGAACTGCACTGCGGTCGGCGGGTTCTGCACGGCCGTCACAGCCGCACACTGCCCACTTCTGCGGGATTTCTTAGATACAGGGCTCACGCCCGACGAGATCCGCAATATGTCCGGCGAGTGGTGCGCTTCGGCAGCCAGAAAGAGGCGCGGCGGTACGACGAGCTGATGGTGATGCTCCGCGCGGAGATCATTACAGATCTGCGCTTGCAGCCGCAGTTTACGCTGCAGGAGAGCTATCTCACAGAAAACGGTCAGCGCATCCGCGCGATCCGCTACACGGCGGACTTTTCTTACCGATTCGGCGGAAAGCTGGTGGTGGAGGATGTAAAGTCCAAGCCCACGCGCACCAAGGAGTACCTGCGCAACAAAAAAATGATGCGATCCAAATACGGGATCGATATACAGGAGGTGTAGGGATGGCAGAGGATGAAAAGCGCTGCACGCTGCCGAAGTCGGCGCGATGCTGCCAGATGGAGTACGCGGGCGACGAGGCTTGCACGCACTGCGGATGGCAGCCGGAGGAGCGGGCACGCAGAAAGGCACTGCCGCTCACGGAGGATGAAAACGGCGTGCGGAGAAAGCACGTCGGGAAGGAGCAAACAGATGGCTGAAATCATGCAATATTTTGCCGTAGAGCTGGATTCGTTTGTAAATGAGTACAACGGAAAGCATTGGGATGTGGATTTCGTTGGAACGGAGTATCCACCGCGTATCGTGATGGAGCAGGCGACACCGCCTCTCTATAAGATCGAGGAGGACGGAAAACGGACGATCGAGCCGAATCCTACGGTACAGATCATCGGCAGGCCGGACTTGCAGGTCATAACGACCGGCAAACTCCAGATCAGCAAAAAAGATCTTACCAAGATGGTAAACGGCGCGGCAAATCTATTGGAGCTGTTCCTGCACGGGTTTATGCAGGAGCGCAAGGAGATCGAGACGGCAAACAGCCGGGAGAACTGATTTTTTGATGGACTTATGCCTGCGCACTGTGCCATGAGGTGCGCAGGAGGGAGACCCGGCTTAAGGCTCCGGGCGCGGCAGCTGCAAAGGCCGCGCCCGGGTAAAAAATGAGGAGTGGATAGTATGCCGACGATGATAACAATGCAGTGCGCACACTGCGGGAAGGTATTCCAGCGCGAACTGCACAGGATGAATCATGCAAAAAAGTTTTATTGCAGTCAGACGTGCGCGGCAAAACAGGCGGCGCAGGATCGCGAGGGCGTTCCGTTCGAAAAGAAAAATTTCCCGACGCAGACGCGCATCCGGATCATGACAAGGATACCGGTATTCCAGAAGCTTCAGCCAAAGGTGGGCGCGGTGTATGATGCGCTGAAATTCGAGGCAAGGTACGGCGGACACGGAGGATATGTGATCGAGTCCGGCGGAAAGAAGATCAATGTGCGGCTGGACGAGGCAGTGGAGATATAACTGCACGCTGAACGCATGGCCGGAGGCTCCGGCCACGCTTTGAACGGGCAGAATGCTTGCAGGGGCGGACGGCTCTGCCCGCCCGGAAGGAGTGGCAGAAATGGCAAAAAAGCACAAGCGGCGGATTTTCACAGGGGCGGTTTGCACACAGATCGTCTACAACGTGAGCGAACAGGCGGATATCAAGAGCAGCAAGCCGCGCAAGCCGCGCTTCGCCACGCAGGCAGAGCGCGACGAATTCAACTCCAAAATTTCAGCGGGCAAATTTGCGGCGCTTATCAACGCCAACTTCGGCCCGACGAGCCGCTACTCTACGCTGACACTCAGCGCGGAGTTTGAGGCGCATACCGTGGAAGAGATCAAGCGCATCCGAGACAACTACTGGCGCAGGCTTACATACCGATACCCGGAGGCAAAGATCGTGATGGTATACGGGCGCGGAAAATCTACGAACCGCTTCCACATCCACATGATCTCCGACGGCATCCCGGAGGACGCCATTGCGAAGCTGTGGGGTCTCGGAAGCGTGGTCGAGAGCAAGCACCTTCGCAAGCACAACTATTATGTAAACCAGAACGGCGAAAAGGTAGATCATGGGCAGGACTACGAGGCGCTGGCGAACTACCTGCACGGTCACTGGCAGAAGGAGTTCGGGGGCCACAGATACAAGGCAAGTCGAACATGCACCAAGCCTGAGCCGGAGCCTGCGACCGAGGCCGTGCGGGAGTACAGCCCGGAGCATCCGCCGGTCGCACCGCGCGGCTATGTGCTCGTCGAGGCCAGAGCCACACAGTACGGATACCAATACTATAAATATGTATTCGATCCCCAAAAAGGATGAAAAATTGAAGCGGACGGGAGCCGCTTAAATCTTGCCTTGTAAATGTGTAGGGTTTTGCGACGATGCCGAGGGGAGGCGAAAAAAGTACTTGCAATGCGAACAAAAGTGTGGTAAGGTGCTAGTGAAGGAAGGAGACCGCGTCGTCTGCCCGATATGCGGCAGACGGACGTCGGTCCGATTACTGGAGTCCACGCGGCTCCGGGACTTCCCGCTGTACTGCAAAAATTGCAGGAACACCACGATCGTGAATACTGAGCCTGAGCCTATGAGCCTGAGCCGATGATCTGTCCGCTGCTGCGGAGGTCGTCGGCTGCTTGTGCATCAGAAGGGCAATATGGACGAGCGAAAGCCGGATCTCCGCGAAAGCGGGGGTCCGGCTTTTTTGCATATTTCGGAGGCTGTGCCGGGCGAAGGCCCGAGACAGTACGAGCCATGTTCTTTCCTTCCTACTGGGCGCGGAGTTGGGGACCTCCGCGCCTGGCAGAGCTTCTGAAAAACGAAAGGGGGCGAAGAGCCTGAACGAAAAGGTATACAAGAGCGCGCGGGAGCTTCGCTCCGCAATCGACCGGTATTTCGCATCGATCTGCTACCGGGAACCGGTGACGAGGACGGAGCCGGTGCTGGAGGATCGGGAATTTATCAAAAACGGAGAACGGATCGTGATGCAATGCCCCGCGCTCGACAAATACGGACACACGCAGACGGCGGTCGTGCCGGTGATGCGCGGGAAAAAGCCGCTCATGCGCGAGGTATGGACACGGCCTCCGTGCATGCCGGAGCTGCTGGGCGCGCTGGGACTGGACGAAAAGCAATGGAGCGCGATGCGCGTATCGGAGGAGTTCGCAAAGACCTGCGCGCGCGCAGGGGCGCGAATCGAGATCTACAACATCCAGCGGCTCGACAGCTCCGCAGCGAACGGCGCAAAGTTCCATCTGGAACGAAAGTTCGGATGGGATGAAAAGACAAGCGGCACGACGGAGACGGAGATTGAGCTTCCGGAGGAGATCGCACAATGGCGAAGATAACGCTCGACTTTTCGCGCATCTCCGACAAGCAGAGGCGCTTCATGGAAGCGCTGACGCGCTATGTGGCCTACGGAGGGGCCAGAGGCGGCGGAAAAAGCTGGTCCGTCCGCGCAAAATCAAAGCTGCTGGCGCTCAGCTGGCCGGGGATCAAGATCCTCATTGTGCGCCGGACGTATCCGGAGCTGCTCAACAACCACATCAACCAGCTCAGGCAGGAGCTGAACGGCGTCGCGCGGTATGCACAGGACAAAAAGCTGCTGACATTCCGCAACGGCTCCACGATCAAGTTCGGCTACTGCGCGAACGACAGCGACATTCTGCAATATCAGGGCGCGGAATACGACGTGGTATTCATCGACGAGGCCGCGCAGCTCAAAAAGGAGTGGCTGGACGCCATCGACACAACGGTGCGCGGTACAAACGGATTCCCGAAGCGCACCTACTACACGCTCAATCCGGGAGGTCAGAGCCACGGATATTTCAAGCGGCTGTTCATCGACCGCATTTTTGAGGAAGGCGAAAAGCCGGAGAACTACACGTTCATACAGGCGCTTGTAACCGACAACAAGGCGCTTATGGAGACGCAGCCGGAGTACGTCCAGACGCTGCAAAAGCTGCCGGAAAAGCTCCGGCAGGCATGGCTGGAGGGCCGGTGGGACATTTACGAGGGCCAGTTCTTCGAGGACTTTATCAACAACCCGGAGGGATACCGGACACGGCAGAACACCCATGTGATCGAGCCGTTTACGCCCGATCCGGGGTGGACGATCTGCCGGAGCTACGACTTCGGATACGGAAAGCCGTTCTCCTGCGCGTGGTGGGCCGTCGATTACGACGGCGTGATCTACCGCATTCTGGAGCTTTACGGATGCACGCGCGAGCCGAACACCGGCGTCAAGTGGTCGCCGGATGTGCAGTTTCAAGAGATCGCGAAGATGGAGCGAGAGCATCCATGGCTGGCCGGGAAGCAGATCACCGGCGTGGCCGACCCTTCGATCTGGGACGCTTCGCGCGGAGAAAGCGTGGCGCAGACAGCGGCCAGATACCGCGTTTACTTCACGCCCGGCGACAACAAACGCATTCCGGGCTGGATGCAATGCCACTACCGGCTGCAATTCGACGAGAACGGATATCCGCGCATGTACGTTTTCAACACCTGCAAGGCGTTCCTCCGGACGATCCCGCTGCTCATGTACGATGAGCACAAGCCGGAGGACCTGGACACGAGCCTTGAGGATCACGTCGCGGACGAATGGCGGTATTTCTGCATGAGCCGTCCGGTGAAGCCGATGCTGGCCGTGCCGGAAAAGCCGCAGTGGATCGATCCGCTGAACATGATGGAGGAAAGATAATGCTTTACCCCGAACTGAACGCGCCTGCGCAGGAACAGCTGGTGACGGAGGCCTTCGCGGGCTACAACCACAACCTGCGCATTGCCGATGGCGAATTCTACGAGATGCAGAATCTCACATCGGACTACTATCCCCTGCTGTCTCAGCGCGCGGCCCGCGCAATGGTCGGAGATTTCTCCGGCATCCAAGGGCTGCTAGCAAAGGACGCGCTGGCATGGATCGAGGACGGCGTGCTGTGGTACAACGCGCTGTCCATGGCTCCGTACATGGGCGGGGTGCTGCTCTCCGAGGGACAAAAGCAGATGGTGTCCATGGGCGCGTACATCTGCGTTTTCCCGGACGGATGGTATTTCAACACCGAGGACTACACGGACAACGGCTACATGGGCCATGAAAACCTCGTGGACTGCACACAGACGGCGCTTTCCATCAAGGTCTGCACCGTGGACGGGGCCGTTATCACGATCACATACCGGCAGCAGGCCATGCCGGAGGACGCCGCGAATGACGCCTACTGGCTGGACACGGGCAAGCATGAACTCAAGCAGTGGAGTTCCGTGCAGAGCCAGTGGGTGAGCATCCCGAAGGTATACGTCAAGCTGGAGGCAAACGGCATCGGAGCGGGCTTCAAAAAGTACGACGGCGTGCAGATCAGCGGACTCGACGGGGCGGATCAGGTCGAAAAGCTCAACGGCTCCCACGTTTTGCAGGACGTTGGCGACAACTACCTTGTGATCGTCGGGATCGTGGACGCGGACGCGAGCCAGAGCACAGGTGAGGTCAAGGCCGCCAGGCGTGTGCCGAAGATGGACTACATCACCGAGAGCGGAAACCGACTATGGGGCTGCCGGTACGGCGTGTCAGAAGGAAAAACCGTCAACGAACTGTACTGCTGCAAGCTGGGTGATTTCAAGAACTGGGAGTGCTATCAGGGCATTTCGACGGATTCATGGCGCGCAAGCTGCGGTACGGACGGACGCTTCACAGGAGCCGCGACGCTGGCAGACAGCCCGATTTTCTTCAAAGAGGACTGCTTTCACCGCATTTATCCGAGCGCGCAGGGCGCGCATCAGGTCAAGGAGATCAAGGCCAGAGGCGTGCAGCGCGGAAGCGAACAGAGCCTGACCGTCATTGCCGATAAGCTCTATTACAAGGCACGGGACGGCGTATGCGTTTACGACGGCTCACTTCCCTATCTGATCTCCGATGCCTTCGGCACGGAGCTTTACCGCAAGGCGGCTGCCGGAGGCGTGCGCGGAAAGTATTTCATTTCGATGCAGGACAGCGCGGACGCATGGCAGCTTTTCGTATATGACACGCTCAAGGGGTTGTGGCACCGGGAGGACGGCATGCACGCGACGCAGTTTGCAACGCTCGACGATGAGCTTTATATGCTCCGCGCGGACGGGATGCTCGTCACGGCCTACGGATCCGGCGGCGGAAACGTCGAGCCGGAGATCCCATGGTCGGCAACGACCGGGATCATGACATGCGGCCTCGTCGGAAAGAAATACATCTCACGGCTGAATCTGCGGATGCAGCTGCCCGTCGGAAGCGCGTGCGACTTCTGGATCGAGTACGACTCCTGCGGGGAGTTCCGGCACGCCGGACACATGGACGGACACGGACTGCGGACGTTCCTGCTGCCGATCCGCCCGCAGCGGTGTGACCATCTGCGGTTCCGGATCACAGGAAAAGGGCCGTTTAAGCTCTACAGCATCGGGCGCGTACTGGAAGCCGGAAGCGACGCCTGACGCGAGAAGGAGGAAACATGGACGGAAATACGAATATGACGACGATACAGGACGTGCTGGGCGACATTGGAGCGGGTGAGGCGATGCAGCCCATCGGCGTGGCGCAGATCCGGACGGCCATGGACACGCTGACCAAGTACAAGGACGGAAAGTCAGCGCTCGAAAAGCGGCTCATTGCCTGCGAGCAGTGGTGGAAACTCCAGCACTGGCAGGAAATGAGTCCGAGCGGGAATCCATACGATCCACAGTGGCGGTCTGCTTGGCTCTTCAACGTCATTATGGGCAAGCACGCGGACGCCGTGGCGGCGTTCCCGGAGCCTGCTATCCGGCCAAGAGAGCCGGACGACCGCTCCGAGGCGGCGATGCTGACCAGCATCGTGCCGGTGATCCTCGAACAGAACGATTTCGAGGAGACCTACTCCGATTCGTGCTGGACGAAGATGAAGCAGGGAACGCTGGCATGGGGCGTGTTCTGGGACAGCTCCAAGCTCAACGGCCTCGGGGATGTATCCATCCGGGAAATCGATCTGCTTAACCTCTTCTGGGAACCGGGCGTGACCGATATCCAGAAAAGCAAAAACCTATTCTACGCGGAGCTGGTGGACAACGACGTGCTCAAGCAGCGGTATCCGCAGGTCGGCGACACGCTGCGCAGCGACAACACCTTTGTCAGCAAGTACAAGACGGACGATCAGGTGGATACGACGAACAAGTCGCTCGTGGTGGATTGGTACTACAAGAAGATCGAGAACGGAAAAAGCGTGCTCCACTTCTGCAAATTCGTGGGCGAGACGGTCCTTTCCGCGACCGAGAACGACCCCAATATGCAGAGCGGGCTTTACGAGGACGGAGATTATCCGTTCGTGATCGACGCGCTTTTCCCGGTGAAGGGCTCGATTGCCGGATATGGCTACATCGACATCGGAAAGAGCGCACAGGAGCAGATCGACCTGCTCAATCAGGCGATCCTGAAAAACTCCGTGATGGCGTCCACGCCGCGCTGGTTCATCCGCAGCGACGGAAGCATCAACGAAAAGGAATATGCCGACTGGCGAAAGCCGTTCGTACACGCGGCCGGCAATCTGGGGCAGGACTCGGTGATGCCGATCACGGTCAGTCCCCTGTCGGCCAACTACATAAACGTCATTCAGAACAAGATCGAGGAGTTGAAGTGGACGACCGGCAACACGGACGTAAACAACGGCTCGGTGTCCTCCGGCGTGACGGCGGCCAGCGCCATTGCCGCATTGCAGGAGGCGTCCGGGCGAAGCTCCAAGGACGCGACGCGCTCGGCATACCGGGCATACGCACGGCTCATCCGCATGGTGATCGAGCGCATCCGGCAGTTTTACGATCTGCCGAGAAAGTTCCGAATCCGGGGACAGCTCGGGACGGAGGAATACGTAACCTACTCCAACCAGAACCTCAAGCAGCAGGAGCTGCTCGGCCTTGGCGGAGATGTGTCCTGGCGAAAGCCGGTATTCGATATCGAGGTGTCCGCGCAGAAGTCCTCCGAATATACGAGGCTCAGCCAGAACGAGCTGGCGCTGCAATTCTATCAGCTCGGGTTCTTCGATCCGACAAGGGCAGATCAGGCGCTGGCGACGCTCGACATGATGGATTTCGACGGCAAGGACGAGATCAGCCAGAAGATCGCGCAGAATGGGACGCTCCAGCAGGAGCTGGCCAGCTGGCAGCAGATGGCGCTGGCACTGGCGGAGCGCTTCGACCCGGCCATGGCGGACGGGCTGGCACAGCAGATCCTTGGCGCGGATGCACAGGCACAGGCTCCGGCCGCCGGAAGCGCAAAGGCAGAAATGCCAGGCGAAGGAGCGGGCACGGAGGCAAAGACCGTGAAGGATGCGCGTGAGCAGTCGCAGAAGAGCACGCAGCCGGACTGAGCGGCAGAAAACGTATCGACCGCGCACAGCGCGACGAGATAAATTCAAGGGCTCGCCCACCGACGGGCTGAAAGGAACCATATGTTTTACAAATCGTTTATCCCATTTTTCGCCGCCGACGAAGGCGGCACGGGCGGTATGACGGCCAGCGCCCAGCCGAACATGAGCAGCCCGGTCGCGGCCCCGGTAGGCCCGACCAATCAGCCCGGCCCGGAAGGAGCCACAGGCTCCGCCGCAGCCGTGCAGACAGCACCCAGCGCTCAGGTGCAGCAGGAAGAAACTTTCGAGAGTCTCATCAAGGGCAAGTACAAAACGGAGTACGATCAGCGCGTGAAGAAAGCCGTCATGGAACGGCTCAAGGGCACGAAAGCGACGATCAGCAAGTTCTCCCCGATCCTCGATGTGCTGGGCCAGCAGTACGGCATCGACGTCTCCGATCCGGACAAGATCGACTATGACGCGCTGACCAGAAGGCTGACCGACGACAAGCGGCTTTATGAGGCCGAGGCCATGGAGAAGGGTATCCCGCTGGAAACGCTGATGCACACGAAGCAGTTGGAGCGGCAGAACGCCGCGCTCCAGCGCGAGAATGCAGCGGCACAGGGCGAGATGCAGCGGCGGGCGGAATTTGACCGCATCGTCGGGCAGTTTGCGGAGGTGCAGGCGATGTACCCGCAGGCGGATCTGTCGCAGGAGCTGGCAAACCCGGACTTCGGGCGGCTGGTCTCCAACGGCGTCCCGGCGCTGACGGCCTATGAGGTCGTACACAAGGCGGAGCTGGCGGCAGCGCGGACGCGCGCCGTCGCGCAGGCAACACAGCAGCAGATCGTAGCCGGTATCCAGGCAAACGGGATGCGCCCTCCGGAGGGCGCGGCCAACGCCGGAAGCGGCATGCCCGTACAGTTTGATCCTCGAAAGCTCACGAAACAACAGCGCGACGAAATTCGCGCACGAGTCAATCGGGGCGAGAAGATCACCTTTTGAGTGTCAGCCCCGGGAAGGGAGCTAAATGAAAATTAATCTTTTTAAACTCATGCATGGTTACTGCGCACCGGACGCCGGTACGCTGGTCAACACCACGCAGAACTATGTAAACGCTTACGACGGCTCGACCACGGCGTTCGCAGCGCCCAACGACCTGTCGTCGCTGATGAAGACATACTATGACACGGAGCTGCTGGAAAATGCGCGTCCGAACCTCATTCACGCGCAGTTCGCCAGAAAGCAGCCGCTGCCGAAGGGCCGGGGCAAGAAGGTCGAATGGAGAAAGTTCAACACCCTCGCGGACGCTTCGGCACTGACCGAGGGCGTCATTCCCACCGGCCAAAAGTTCGGACAGTCGAGCATGACGGCAAGCATCCTCCAGTACGGCACCTATCTGACGGTATCCGATCAGCTGGAGCTGCACGCCATCGACAACGTGATCCTCAGTGCGACCGAGGAGTTGGGCGCTTCGGCGGGCACCACGCAGGACAAGCTTGTGCGAGATACCCTCGCGGCGGGTACGACCGTACAGTACTGCGACAAGGTGAGCGCAGCGGGCGCGCACACTGCCGTCGATACCAGAGCGGGCATGGACATCACGTCCAAGCTGACGCCGACCGAGGTCAACAAGGCCGTGACCACGCTGAAAAAGCTCAAGGCCCCGACGATCAACGGCAAGTACGTCGCGATCATCCATCCGTCGGTCTCCTATGACCTGCGCGAGAACAAGGAGTGGATCGAGGCGCACAAGTATGCGGCGGTCACGCCGCTGTTCACCGGCGAGATCGGCGAGCTGCACGGCGTGCGCTTCATCGAGACGACTGAGGCGAAGATCTGGAATAACAACACCTGCCCCGTCAAGACGGCGGCGGCAAGCGGAAATCAGGCCGTGTACTACAGCGTGTACTCCACGCTGTTCCTCGGAAAGGACGCCTTCGGCATGATCGATCCGGAGGGCGGCGGCCTGGAAATGATCGTAAAGAGCAAGGAGCAGGCGGGCGGCCCGCTGAACCAGTTCAGCACGCTCGGCTATAAGTTCTCCACCGCGACGAAGATCCTCTATCAGGATCGCATGGTCCGCGTGGAGAGCCTGTCGGAGTACTCCGGCACGGACGAGGCCAACTAAGGAGGGAAACCATGGCAGAGGTAAAGACCAAGGCCGAAGCGCAGGCAACGAAGAGCATCTTCCTGCCGCGCGCATCGGAGACAGAACAGCAGTTCGAGTTCGTATGCATCAACGGCAAGGCATATCAGGTGCCGCGCGGAAAGCCCGTGGAGGTGCCGCTGGCGGTGGCCGAGGTGCTGGAGCACGCGCAGATGCAGGAGACGGAGCTTTTTGAGCGCGTCCACGAAATGCAGCAGCAGTGATAAAGAGGGCCGCGCAAGCGGCCCTTTTATCGAATTTGGAATGTGAAAAGGAGGCAGTGAGCATGACCATCCGAGAGGCGATCGAAGCCGTTGACCGGCTCACGCCAAATCAATATGAGAACATCGATAAGGTGCGCTGGCTCAGTGAGCTGGACGGCGTGGTCTATCTGGAAATAGAAAAAACACACGGGAGCGGGAATCCGGTCTGCGAGCCGTGGGTGCGGACGCGCGATCCGCTCGACCGCGAATGGTGCGGCTGTGTGCCGCAGGAGAAGCCAAGCGAACAGACGTTCGAAGGGTATCCGGAAACGGTCGATCTCGACACGAAGCTGCGCATTCCGTGGCCGTATGACGAAATTTACCGCTGGTATCTGGAAATGAAGATCGCGGACGCCAACGGCGAAATGACGCGGTATAACAACGCCATGACCAAGTACAACGCCTACTACACGGCGTATCAGGATTTTTACAACCGGACGAACATGCCGCGCATGACGGCTCCGTTCATCCATCTGTGAGGCGCATATGGGGAGCCTGACTTTACAATACCCGCCCATGACCGGCGGGGACGCCGCGCAGCAGCTGGACGGGCTGCGGCGGTATCTGGTACAGCTGACGGACGAACTCAACGGTGCGGACTGGTCGGCGGGCGCGGTGCTCACGCAGATCTCGCAGGCCATCGATGCAAGCGCACTGTCGAAGGAGGAGCGGCTGACGGAGCTGAGCGGCTTTGCCGCGCTCAAGACGCTCATCATCAAGACGGCGGATTTCGCGGCGGAGAACTCCGAGGCATTCAAGCTCAAGCTCAGCGGAAATTATGTGGCCGTGTCGGACTTCGGGAAGTACTGGCAGGAGGCCAGCATGACCATTGACGGAAACGAATTCGGCATCCGGCAGCTGTATGAGTTCTCGGCGGGCGTCAACAACGCTTTTACCGTGAACTCGAAGCAGTACGTCAAGACGGGGCTGCTGTACTACAACGGCGTGACGCCGGTCTATGGCGTGGGCGTCGGCAACATCGAGACGACCGTGTCCAACGACAAGGAAGTGATCGACAAGACGCAGAACGAGCTGCTGACCGTCACGTCCGGCAGGGTCAGCTTCTGGCAAGGCGGCAGTGAGGTCGCCTATCTGGCACAGAAAAAGCTCCACTTCCCTTCCGGAACGCTGGAGGCATTCGACGCGAAGCTGACCGGAACGGTCACGGCGGCGGCGGGGTCGAGCTTCGGGCCGTGGAGCATCTCCGAGAGCAGCATCTACCGCACCGACAACACATGGGGCGGGGACGGGCTCTACTTCGGAACGGACGGGCTTTCCATCGGAAGTGCATTTAAGGTGGATTCGACCGGCAAGCTGACCGCGACGGGCGCGGATATCACCGGCTCCATCAAGGCAAGCGATCTGCTGCTCAACCAGAACGGCAGCTACACCAGCATTCAGATGCAGCTTTCGTCGCTGATTGCGGACGTGCAGGAGCTGACGGCGCTGGCCGCAACGGTAAGCACAAACACCTACGGCGGGCTGGACTCGCTCAACCTCAACATTGGCAACCGGGGATGGCTGAGTATCACGGGCGCCAGCACGGCGTCCTCGGCGGTGGAGCTGTTTTCCTATGGAGCCGTGCGAATCATGGCAGACAGCGGCTCGGTGTATCTGGCACTGAGCGACAACAGCGCGTATATCCAGATAGCGGCCAGCGGAGCTGTGAGCATCAAGGGAACGAGCCTCACCTTTAACGGGGCCAGCATCAACACCTCCGGAAACGTCACGGAGGGTACCGAGGAGGGAGCATGATGGTAAAAGAAGTAAACGAGCTGAGGAAGAAGATCGCAGAGGCGCTGAACGGGTCGAGACTGCCGCCGGTCGTGGCGGCGCTGGTGCTTGACAGCTACCGGGCAGAGCTGCAAAGGCTCGTGGAGATGCAGGAGGCGGCAGAGGCAGCAAGGCCGCCGGAGAAGGAGGACGCGGAAGATGGCACTGTACAGAGTAAATGACGACGGACGTGCGCCGTCCGGGCTTGGCGTCGGCGACGAGGTGGTCACTGCGGGAGGTACTTACCGCATCGACAGCGTAGGGGCCGACGGGCAGTACAAGTCCACGCTCGTCAACAAGGGCCAGACCACGCAGAACTACAAGGGCGGCTATTCCACGCGGAACACGCTGCCGGGCTATTCCGACTACACGGCGGGCAGACTCGGGAATCTCGAAAGGGGCTACTCCCCTTCCGGCGCGGTGTCGCAGGCGAAGGCATACCTCCAGCAGGTGCAGAGCCGGAGACCGGGCGCGTATCAGTCGCGGTGGGATGCGGAGCTGGACAGCCTGTATGACCAGATCACCAACCGAAAGCCGTTTCAATACGACCTCAATCAGGATGCGCTGTATCAGCAGTACAAGGAGCAGTACCAGAGGCTTGGCAGGACGGCCATGCAGGACACGATGGGCCAGGCAGCAAGCCTCACGGGCGGCTACGGCTCGACCTACGCAGAGCAGGTCGGGCAGCAGACCTACAACGCATACCTCCAGAGCCTGAACGACATTGTGCCGGAGCTCTACGACCGGGCATATGGCCGGTATCAGGACGAGGGGCAGGATCTCTACAACCGGTACGGCCTCGTGAGCGACCGGGAGAGCATGGACTACAGCAAGTACCGGGATACGGTATCGGACTACTACAACGACCTTGCCGACGCGCGGAGCTCCTACGACTCCGAGTGGAACAAAGATTACACGCAGTGGTCGGATCAGCTCAGCTACTGGCAGCAGAAGGCCGCGCAGGAGCAGGCATACTGGCAGTCGCAGCAGAGGGCCGCAGGTGGAAGCGGCGGCAGCGGAGGCGGAAGAGCGGGCAGCTCCGGAACCAGAAGCGGAAAGGGGTATATCGACAACACCTACAACAGCGGCGGTGCGGGCGGTGCAATGGCACAGACGTACAACCAGCTCAAGCGCGGTATGACCGAGTGGATCATGGCGGGACAGCCGGAAAAGGCATACGACCTGTTTTTGAGTATGGCGGGGCAACTCAATCTGAGCAATTCGACCGGAAAGAAGCAGTATAACGAGCTGGTCAGCATCCTGAACAAGGCGGGCTACGGAATCCCGAAGGAATAAGGAGTACAATATGGCGAAGAAACGCACAGGGCTTGATGCTCTGCGGGAGTATGAGGCGCGGAGCGGACGGCAGACGCAGAGCGAAAACCAGCAGACAGGAAACGCAGGCAGCTCCGTCGGAACGTGGCGCAGCGGGCTTGATGCTCTGCGGGAGTATGAGGCAAGCGGCGGCGGGCAGAACGTCAGGAACGGCCCGTATAATCCGGATTACTGGACGAACACCAAGAAAGCGACGCCGCAGAGCTATGAGGCGGCGTATCAGCAGTACAAGCAGATCGCGGATTCGGTCAACCATGACCAGTTGAGCGGGTACCTCCGGACGATGCAGGAGCGGCAGAACCAGATTATTGGCTCCATCAACCACGACCAGATGAGCGGGTACCGCAGGACATTGCAGGAAAAGGAACGTCAGCAGCAGCGCAAGGTGCAGACCGGAACGGCCGCCCAGCAGGCGGCGACGAATGCCGGGCAGGACTATAGCCGTCTGATCGGTCTGAATCAGTTCGACGGGGAGCTGGAAAGACGGGCTGAGGAATGGCAGCGAAAGCGGCAGGCAGCACAGGAGGCCGCAGCGCTGGACCAGGAGCGAGGCCGCAGGCGCACTTCGGAAGAATACGGGAAGCGGATCGACGCGCTGGAGGCCGCAAGCGATTATGCGCGGGCACAGAATGCCGAGGGCGGCGGGCTGCCGGAATTCAAGGATGCCTATGACAAGGTAAACGCCGGGCGCGAGACGCCCATGACGCTGGACGAGATGCAGAAGGAGCTGGCCTATACGCGATACAAGAAGGCCGTTCTGGACAAGTCCGTTTCCGGGCGCGTCGGGGAGTATGCGGGCGACCTTGCAACGCAGTTCATCTCCGGCGGCGCGGATATGGCGCTGGGCGGCTTGGGTATGGTCCTGGGCTATCTGGAGCAGGGTGCGAACGGCGCGGCGGCGTGGGTGCTGCGGGACCTCGCAAAGGCTGTGCCGGATGGAAGCATCAAGGACAAAATGCTGTCTCTTGCGGACGATTTCAGCAGCTACTACACGGGCGAGAGCATGACCGCCGGAGAAGAGACGGCACGGTACTACAGAGACGAACTGAACAGAATCGGCGATGAGATCGAGGGGAAATACAAGGGCGTTCCGCTCTGGATTCAGCAGCAGATGCCGTCGGCAGGAAATATGCTGTTCGGCGCGGGGCTGAGCGGCATTGCGGGCGTCAACAATCTCGTGACGCTCGGACTGACGTCCGGCGGCAACTCGGCACTGGAGGCGAAGGACAAGGGCGCGAGCGACGCACAGGCGCTGGCATACGGCGTGGTCGCGGGCGGCTTGGAGGTGTTCTCCGAAAGGCTATTCGGCGGAAACCCGATCTACGACGCGGACGCGGGTCTGATAAATCAGGCGGTCGGAAAGCTCACCAGCAACAAGACGATCATGAAGATCCTCAACAGCAAGGCGTTTGACATTGCGTCGGAAGGTCTGGAGGAGGTCGTTACCGAAGTTCTCGACCCGGTGGCAGAGTGGGCCATCTACAACGGAGATAACACGGAGTTTGCAGACGCAGCGTCCATCGGGAACGCATTCCTCGGAGGCGTGTTCCTTTCGGCGATCGGCAATGTGGCCGACGCGCCGAAGCAGCTGCAGCAGGCACGATATGAGCGCGTCTTGAGAACGGCAGGCTCGGAGCTGGCAGACATTGCACAGAGCGTGGACAGCGCGGACGTGCAGGAGGCGGCGCAGGTGATCCGGGACAAGATCGCCTACGGCGTGACGCCGGACGCGGCGGACATCGGCGCGGTGCTCGACGCGATGGATCAGGCCGGAGAGACCGTGGACGTGGAGCAGGTACGCGAAGCGGTGGACGCGGAGGAAAACGAGGCCAAGGCCGCGCAGGCCGAGGCGGCTTTTCAGACGTACAACCAGTATGCAGACGAGCGGGATGCACGGCAGGAGGCAAGAGAAGCCCCGCAGCAAGCGCCCGTGCAGGCCGTTCAGGAAGCGGAAAGGCAGCAGCAGACACCGGCGCAGACCGCACAGGCCGTGCAGGAAGTACAGAATGTACAGACGCAGACCGGGAAGAGAACGCAAGCAGACGCCGGACGGCGAGCAGAGACGCGGGAAATCGACTTCAACAAGGAACCACAGCTCACAAAATACGAGCAGGCGCAAGCAAGAAAAGACAGAGTGTTTTCACTGGAGCCGGAACGAAGAGACGAGATATTTGGAAGCTGGAGCGACGCAGACAAGCAGTTTGCAAAAAGAACAAAGCAGATAGAGCGGGACTATACAGACAGATACGGACTCGGCAGCGGGACTGCGGTGGACATTGCTTATATGATGAACTGGCTGAACAGCCGGTTTACGAACTCATACTTGAGCACACTGACTGTAGAGAACGAGGAAGAAGCGCGCATTCTGACACAGGAAACACGGGAGATATTCGAAGCGGCGCAGGCAAAGGCAAGCACGGAGCTGAGCGGGTACACGCGAGACGCAACGCTGGAAGCGATCCAAGCGGCGCTGGAGCTGATCCCTGGCGGCACAGAAACGCAGCAAATGCAGAAACCTTCAAGCGAGGAGCAACAGCAGATCACGCAGGAAGCGGAAGCACCGAAGCCGGCACCGGCACAGGCGGCAAGTCAGACGGTTCAGGAAACAGAAGAGCAGGCACAGGGGCCGACGCTTCCGGGGACAAAACAGGCCGAACAGACCGCGACACAGGAAGAAGCGCCAGTGCAGGAGGCAAACAAGAAAGGAGCGGTAAGACTTGAAGAACAGCAAGAAAACATCGTACCTGATGGAGGATCGCGACGGGAGTCTGGTCAACGTGCCGGAAAGCCGTTTGGAACAGTGGCAGGCAGGACAGAAAAAACAAACGCTGCCGCTCAGCAAAGCAGAACAGCAGTTGAAAGACAGAATCGTGCAAGAGATCTTCGGCTCCCGAAAGTAAGCACCGTCGAGCTTGGGGTGAGTCGTGGGACGGGCTATCGCGGCAACACGGTTTTTATGCGGGAAAATTGGGATGCAGGCATGAAAGAGACTGCGGCGAGAGTCAAGCAACGGACAGGGCTTGAGACAACATATGTACTCGGGCCGTTGCAGGTCAGAACGTCAAACGGCGGCACAGCGCGCGCAGCGGCGGTGTTCACAGGAGACAGGATCATCGTTCAGGCGGACAACCTTCGGGCGACTATTGGCCAACTGGCAGCTCATGAGACATACCACTGGATCGCAGACAACACGCCGGGACTGAATGCGCAGATCGAACAGCACATTCGGGATACGTTCAGCGAGGAAGAATTTGACCAAATCGTCGAGACATACATTCGTTCCCGGCGCGGCGTCAATGACGTGCCGGCAGAGGGAACGGACGCGGAATTCGACGAAGCGCTGAATGCCATCAAGGAAGAGATCTATGCGGACGCTTATGCGGGGATCAACGCATTCGGAGCACACGCGGAGCAGTATCAACAGACCGTCCGGGAGGCGGCAGAACCGAGCACGACAGCGCAGACGGCAGAAAAAACCGGCGAGACCAGAGGCCCGCCGGAGAAGTACAGCATCGGAGAAATAGAAGGAGAGGAGGGTGAATACGGGACAGGCGTCATTTTGGACACCGATATTTTTAAGGGTATACGGCAGAAAGACTGGGGGAAAACACTGGGGGCATACGTTTACGAAAATATGGCAGGGGCTGAACTGACGATGTTCGACGAAGCGGGAAATCCAGAAGTAGTTTATCTTGCCCGCGAGAATGACCGCGTAAGGAAAGATGGGGCAAAAAACAGCCACAAGGTACTGGACAAACTGGCGGGGTATCGCGGAGATACGGTCCGCGCAAAAGCAATCGTCCAACTGGATGAAGTGCTGGGGACATCCAAATTCAAAGAGACAACCAACGAGCACAGTCATCAATGGATGGATGCGCATGGGTGGATGATTCGCACCGCATACTTGCAGGATGAAAACGGGAATATCTATGAGGCAACACTGAACATCGCAAACGGGAAAGACCGGAAGATCCTTTACGAAGTAAACAGAGTGCATCAGATCGATAAAATAAAAAGCCCCGGTGAGCATACCGTTACTGACAATGGTCAGCGCTTCCGTTACCAGAAGCCGGGAACGGGTGGTGCTCAGTCCGAGACTAAAAACAATATAAACGAAAATGCAGCCAATGTCAAGGAACGTTTTTCAGTTACCGAGGCTACCGACGATCAGGAGGACAGGAGACGGTCAGAGCGGGTCAATCTGCCGACCATTGCACAGCGGGAGCTGAAAAGCACGTTGTTCAAAATGTTCTCCGTATCGAAAACACAGAGGACGGACGTTGGCCGCGTGATCGATTATTTCGCCGACCGCATTTACACGAACGGAGAGCTGACACAAGCAGACCGCGATGTGTTTCTTGCACGGCTTTATTCCTCCGGTGCGATGATGGAGAGCCTGCGGCAGCAGCCGGACGCTGTGCCGGATATCGTGGGAGATGGGCGGCTCTATGTCAGCGAACGCGCGCGGCGGGAATTCGGAAGCGAATGGAACGACTTCCGCAAACGAGCGTTCGAGGCCGGGATCTATCTCACGGACAGCACCGCAGACCGGAGCGCCGAAGCGTGGACACAGGCACTGTCTGAGGCGGCACCAGACACGTTCAGCGAGACTGGCGGGAGCCAGAGGCAAAAGCTGGAGCAGATCGTGCAGGCAGCGGAGGAAGCGCAGGATCAGAATCTGAGCCTATCTGAGTACGCGCAGGCACTGGCCGGAAAGGATTTTGTATCGGACGATGCAATCCTTGAAAACATGGAGCGGCAGCTGGACTGGGCGATGCGGACTTTCGCCGAAAAGGCAAAGCTTGAGGTGAAGCTTCGGGGCGACAAGACGGCGGCAATTGAGGCAGAACGGGACAGATCGGCACAACGCAATGCGCAGAGATTGCAGAACAATGCGGGCGTGATCGAGGCAATGGATGCCCGCACGGATGAACGGCTACAGAAGAAGGACGCAGCGACGGCCAGAAGCAGGCAGAAGCTCATTGAAGCGATGGAGGCCCGCACGGATGAACGGCTGCAGAAGAAGGATGCCGCACTCGCCAAGAGCAAGGAAAAGCTTATTGACACGATGGAGGCGCGGATCGACGAGCGGATACAGCGCGAGAAGGCCAGAGAGGCAAACCGCAGGGCGCTGGAACGGCAAGACCGAAAGGATATGGCCGCGCGGCAGAAAGCGCGAAGGGAGCTTCAGGAGCTTCAGAAGAAGACGCTCAAGACACTGCAATGGCTCAACAAGAATCGCTTCCGTGCGCCGGAGGAGCTGCGTGAGCAGTTCGACGAGGTGCTGAGTGATATTGATCTTTACGCCGTCGGCACTGCAAACGAAATGCAGTGGTCTGGAAAGTACAACGCGACGTGGCGGGATTTGGCGCAGATGTACCAGGATGCGAAAGCAAACGACCCGAACTTCCTACCGTCAAAGGAGCTTGAGCGCATCGTAACGAGACTGGACGCGAGAAAGATCGGGGACATGGATCTGGACGCGCTGGGAAAGTTGTATCAGGCGGCGGTAGAGCTGCGGACAGAGTTTGCGAACCGGAACCGGGTGCTTGGGGACGCGGAAGAGCGCATATTCGAGGACGTTTATGCAGATTCGGTGCGGGAGATCAACAGTGCAGCGGGCGGATACACGGGAAAACTGTCCGACCGGTTCATGAACATGGAGCAGCTGAGCACCATGAACGTGCTGGAACGCATGGCGGGATGGAATCCCAACAGCACATGGTACGGCATGGCGAAGCAGCTGGAGAAGGGCGAACGCGACGCACAGTCGTATCAGGTCGCGGCGGCACAGATCCTGCAGGACTTCATGCAGAAAAACCGGGAATGGGTCATGCGGTCGGACGGACAGGGCAAGGATGCGATCTGGTACGAGATCAAGGTGCCGGAGCTGCTGGAGCTGGGGATGGGCGACAAGCCGATCTTCGGGAAAACCGTAACGGTCTATATGACGCCGGCACAGAAGGTACATATGTATCTGGAAAGCAGGAACTACGATAATCTCCGCCACATGGCGGGCGGCCGCACATTCGCAAACCGGGAGCTTTACAGCAAGGGAAAGCGGCAGGAGGCGTTCGCGCAAGGGACTACGATCAAGCTTGCGCCGGAGACGGTAAAGGCGATCGTTTCCGACCTGACCGTTGAGGAAAAGGCGCTGGCAGACGTGCTGGACAGGTATTACAACGGATACGCAAAGAGCGAGATCAACCGTGTATCCAACACTCTGTATGGATACGACAAGGCCATGGGGAAAAACTATGCGCCGATCTTCACGAACAGCAGCTTCACGAAGAGTGAGCCGGGCATATATGACGCGACGGCAGAGGGCGTCGGGAACCTCAAGACGCGCCAGGTGTCCAAAAATCCAACCTACAACATCGGCGCTTACGACGCTTTCGAGCGGAACGTCAGCCAGACGTCACGCTTCGTAGGAATGGCGATCCCGGCGCGGAACTGGAAAACACTGCTCAACTGGCGCGGAAGCACGACCTCCATGAAAACCGTGATTGACGGGAAATGGGGCGAGGTAACAGAAAAATACATCATGGATCAGCTTACAAAGTTGGAGGCGGGCGGAAGCAGTGAACAGGACTTTGTAACGACTGCCGCAGACAAGATATTCAGCAACTACATTGCGGCGACGTTCGGATTCAATCCGTCTATCGTGCTCAAGCAGGCAGGCTCCATTCCCCTGGCAGCGGCTTATCTCGGCGCGGAGAACACGCCAAGCCCGAAGCAAATCGCACAGATCGACAGAACGCTGATCTCCAAGTATACCAAGATGCTCGATTACCGGCTCATGGGCTACGCGACGCCGGAGACAAAGCAGCTAAAGGACCATCCGACAAAGCTTCAGAACAACAAAGTCCTGAACTTTACGTTCGGAGGCGGCGCGATCACAGCCATGGACGGATGGGCAGCAAGCACGCTGTGGCCGTGGGCAGAAAACGCCGTGCGAAGAGAAAACCCGGAGCTGGAGATCGGGACGCAGGAACAGATCGACGCAGGACAAAGCCCGTTTTATCAGAAGGTCGCAGAGCGCTTCAACGACGCTGTGGCGCGAAGCCAGTCTACATCCGATGAAATGCACCAAGGCAGGCTGCGCAAGAGCAAGAACGCGCTGGCGAAAGCGCTCACCATGTTCCGCTCGGACTCGGCGCAGGTATACAACACGGTGCGGCAGGCGATCGGAGAGGCGCAGTACTACAAGCGCAGCGGAGCATCCGCAGAAGTACAGAGGCGAGCGAACCGGCGCGCCGGGCAGGCGTTCGTTTCCGCAGCGGGCGGCTATATATGGTCTACGGCGGTAACGTTCCTCATGGCGCTATTGAAGCACAGAGACAAGAAATACAGAGACGACGACGGAAACCTGACGGCGCTGAGCGTGCTGAAAGGAATGGGAGAGGATCTGCTTTCCAGCATCGCGGGAGCCGCGTCGATTGGCGGCGAAGAAGTCGTGGAACTGATCGGCGGCACATTGTCGGGAGAGAGATTCTATGACATTTTCAACTCACAGAGCGCGGAGCAGCTCAACAAAGTGCTGGAGCTGATAGACACGCACGGGAAAAACATCAACAAGTTCGTGATGGACGGAGCAGACCTGATTAAGAACAAGGGAGATTTGACACTTTACCTGAAACGGAACGGGAACGATATGCTCGGAGACATCCGGAATCTGGCAAAGGAGATCGCCACATACGGTTTTTCGCTTCCGGCAAACAATCTGGAGACGTATATTCTCGGGACGGTCAAGACGGTATCCCCTGCGCTTGGAACGGCGTATGACGATGCAATGCAGACGGCGAACAGGAATCTGTTGAAAGGGCTAACGGGAGACGCGCTGCGGATGCGTGTGCAGCACGTGTTTCAGGTGCGGGATGTAGATGTGAGCAGCGAAGCCGTGCAGGCAGTGGCAAGACTGTACGAGGCAGGATACACGAACGCGGCCCCGGCGGACACGCCGTCCTCCCTCAATATCCACGACGAAAAGCGTGAGCTTAAGGCATATCAGAAGCAGACATATGACATGGTGTGGAGCGAGGCAGTCAGAAACAGCCTCAATGAACTTGTGCAGTCTGATGCATTCCAGAGCGCGGGAGACGATCAGCAGGCGAAAATGCTTGCGAAACTCTACGAATATGCGGCGGAACAGGCAAAGGGCGTGCTGTTCGACGATTATGAAGCGGACGCATATGTTGAGAAGTTTAAGAAACTCGCCGACAACGGCGTTCCGGAATCGGAAAGCATTGCCTTCTCCGTGATGGCTGCGAACGTGGAGGGCGAGAAGGACGCGGACGGAAAGACGATTTCCGGAAGTAAGCGCGACGAAGCGATGGGTATCCTCGACGGCATGGAGTTGACAGGGAGTCAGAAGTCGGCATTGCTGGCGGCAAACTACTCAACAACGGGCTTTGAGCCTTGGAGCGGGTACAGGGAGGCGCTGAAAGCGGGCGGCGATACATGGGATGCTTTTTACCAGAACGCCGTCAGCGCGAAGGTGGCGGACGGAAAGACGCAGGAGGATGCGGAAAAGGCCGTGAAGAGTGCCCTGAAAAGTCAGCTCAAGGAGGACTATTTGGAAGGCTCCATGCCAGAGAGCGAGGTATCCGACTATCTGCAAAAGTACTGCGGGGCGGAGGATGAGCACGACGTTTACTGGACGCTCGAAGAGTGGAAGGGCGGCGAGGACTGGAAGAAGTACGGACAGTTCCTCGACGCAGTGGACAAGGGTGTGCTTGCCGATACGCGGAAGGTTGCCAAGGAGTATATGAAGCACGGCGTGGAAAAGGGCGATTTGTCCAGACAGCTCACGGGCCACTTCAAGGAGCAGTGGCTGGCGGCGACCGGCGACGAGGCGACACGGCTCAAGAATGCCTACATCAGCGCGTACAAGGCTATCGGAGGCGATGCGGATAAGGCGCGGGACAACATCATCAAGTGGCGGCAGGAGGCCAACAAAAAGAAAGGAGACAAGAAATGAGCGCGGCAAACACGATACCTGGCGCGCGGGTCAGCCCGCGCATTGCGAACGGGTGCATTTGCTGGTATGAGGGAGACACGTTCTCCATCCGGCTCCTGCTGGAGCTGGAGGACCAGGACGGCGCGGACGTGGCCATCGGGCAGACGGACACGATCAAGGTCACATTCTACGACTGGACAAAGAAGGCCGTGCAGGAATTCTCCTTCACCGGCGCGGACGAGAACACGGTCACGCTGGCGTTCACGGACGAGGTGACGGCCAAGTTCCCGCGCGGCATCTACCGGTACGACATTTTATACACGCACGGCAACCGAACCACGCTTGCGAGCAGGAACATTGCGCGTGTGGAATAAGGAGGCGAGGGTATGAAAATCGAAATTCCGGAAAGCGTGATGGTGACGATCCACGGCCTCATTTCCAGAGGCATCCAGGCTGTGGAGGTATCGGACGAAGGGCATCTGATCTTTACGCTGACGGACGGAAGCACCGTTGACCTCGGAGACATCCGGGGACCGGCAGGCCCAACGGGCAAGCAGGGGCCGCCAGGCCCCGCAGGCGCAGACGGCAAGGACGGCGCGCCCGGCCCGCAGGGCAGGCCGGGCCCGAAGGGAGACAGCTTCCAGACCGTGGTCGAGGACGACGGAAACGGGAACATCATCATCCGGGCGCTGACGACCGAAGGAGACGGAACGAGCGGGCAGAACGGATACACGTTCACGCCGTCCGTCAGCGCGGAGGGCGTCATCAGCTGGACGAACGACGGAGGTTTGGAGAATCCGACGCCGGTCAATATCAAAGGGCCTGCGGGCGCTACGGGCGCGCCAGGGGCCCCGGGCGCGAAGGGTGCGGACGGCAAGACACCCGTCAAGGGGACGGATTATTTCACGGCCGCCGACAAGGCGGAGCTTGTGCAGGCGGTATTGACCGCGCTGCCGGACGGAGACGGGGCGACATATGGCTGAGAACGATAAGGTAGTAGTCACAAAGAGCAAGCTCGACGCGCTGGCGTCGGCGCTGCGGACGATCTTCGGGTTTACCGGAAAGAAAACCATCGAGCAGCTGACCGAGGAGGCCGGGCATTATGATCCACGGCCGGACATTTCCGATGCGACGGCGACCGCCGCACAGATCCTCAAACCGTACACGGCGTATGTCAACGGCGGAAAGGTAACGGGTGAGATCGAAAGCCTCGCCGCGCAGACGATCTCACCGGCCAAAAGAGCGCAGAGCATTCCGGCCGGCGTGTATCTGGCCGGAGCGCAGACAATCGCTGCAATGAAGCTGCAAACGAGGACGATCACGCCAAGCAATAAGCAGCAGATCGTCACCTGCGGAGCGGGATACGACGCGCTGGAGTCGGTCACGGTCAAGGGCGTGCAGTACCGGGTGCTGGCAAACGCGACGCTGACAGCTGCCAATGTTTCGGTGGACAAAAAGAGCCTGATGCTCGGGAACGTGACGACGGCATTCCTACAGGACGATGCGCCATTTTTCGCGCTGGTGTACACGACCAGCACGCTGAGCGGAAACAACATCGTGTACGCATTCAGCACGGAAAATTTCAGCGCGTATATGTCCATGACGGCGACCGACACAAAGGCAGCAAAGAACGCTTTCGGAGGCGTCGCGTTCGACTCGTCCGGGAACGCGATCTTCTCTATTTCCAGCGAGATCTCGGCAACGTTTGCGGACGTGCCGTACACAGTTTTGATTTTGGGAGGCGGCAGCTGGTGAAGGATCTGAAAACAATCAAATTTCCGGGGCTGGAGGACGTATACAGGATCCCGGAGGGCGGAGGCGGCTCCGGCGGTGCTGATGGATACAGCCCCGCAGCCAAGGTCGAGGAGACGGCAGACGGCGCGAAGATCACGATCACGGACAAGACCGGCACGACCGAGGCGACCGTGAAGAACGGCAAGGACGGAGCGAACGGCGCTCCGGGCACAGACGGCAAAGACGGCGCACCCGGCAAGGATGGCGTGACGCCGGATATCAAGATCGGGACGGTGACTACGCTGCCCGCAGGAAGCGCGGCTACGGCCAGCATGGGCGGAACTGCCGCACAGCCTACGCTTAACCTCGGAATTCCGAAGGGCGCAAACGGGGACAATGCGAATGTAACGAAGGATGCGGTTGTCAGCGCGCTCGGGTTTACGCCAATCGGCGCGGATGATGTGCCGGTTAAAAGCGTGAATGGGCAGACGGGCGAGGCGAAAACAAACTGGTATTTCAATGTGACCGGCAGCGTGGCATCCCCCGCGACGACGCAGACGGCTGCCCAGATCGTGGCTGCACAGACAGCGGGTTTTGCACCAATTTGTTCAGCTACGTTCTCTGATTTTAGGGGACTGCCTGCGACACTTCCGGCACTCGTGGTTTCCAGCATGGTATGTGTGTTCGGCGGTATTGGATCGACTGGCGGGAATACCTTTTACTTGACCGTGATGATCGATGGCGCTGGAAATCTGACGGCGAAAACGGACGATGTTGCGGCCAAGGGTGACATACCGACGAGTTTGAAAAACCCAAATGCCTTGAGCATCAAGGTTGGGGACAACACGACTAGCTATGATGGCAGTGCCGCTAAATCTGTCGAGATTCCAGAACAGACATATAGTCTGACAGAAACCGACAAGGAAGATATCGCGGCAGATGTGATCGCAGGCGGACAGGAGGTGCAGGTTGGCGAACCGCTCCCTGGTCCGACAGATACACAGGTGTCCTCGGCGGTGGACACTTGGCTGACGGAGCATCCGGAGGCGACCACGACTGTTCAGAACGGGGCAGTGACGGTCAAAAAGCTTGGCTACGGAAAGCACATCTATGGCAGCAAGCCGTACTTTTGCAACAGTGTAGGCTCCGGCGCAGTATCCTACGGCTCCATCGGCGTGGTCGTGCCGTGCAAGGCGGGCGATACCATCTACACGACGATTACTGTGCCGACAAATGCCTCATGGAATGTGCCGAAGATCTTGACGGCATTCCCGGAAAATCAGTACGGCGACATCGCGTCGATCACGCTGGAAAACCTCGCAGTCAACAACGATACGAAGCAGTACGCCATCGGAGCGGATAAGACGACGGCGAAAGCTCTCTACATCCCATGGAATTTCATCCCCATCCCAGCAGCAAACAACGGCTCCGTTGAGGACGCACTTGCGTGGATCAACAAAACCATGGGGACGGACGGAAAATGGTGCGCACAGAACGTACCGTTTGAAGATTATGATGCATGGTATCAGACGGCACAGGCAGAGCTTTTCGACATTGACGAGAGCTGTAATAAGCTCATGTATGCCTCGCTGTATCAGGCTGTTTCGAAGCTCGTCGGGGCGAAGGTCGCCGTTCTTGGCGATAGTCTGACGGAGCAGAGTGCGTGTTCGTTTATCACCAGCGCATACAATGACCGCTGGATGGAAAACGTCTTGCGGGATACTGCGCTGACGGGAGATGACGGAAAAACCTACAAAGGCTCCGGATGGTTCGCGCTGATTGCCCGAAAGTATAAGATCAAGTGGTGGTGCGCCGGGCACGGAGCGCAGTGGTGGTACTCCACGACCGCGCGGCCAAACGGCGCGACGGCGATGGTGCGCAAGCTGATCGACGGAACGGACGAGTTCGATTACATCGTGCTGGAATACGGCACGAATGATATCCTTTCCGGCTACACCCACATCGGCACAGCGGCAGACGAGGCCAGCGAGACGGCGACGACCAGCTGCGGCGCGATCAAGTGGTGCATCGAGCAGCTGCAAACACGATTCCCCGAGGCAAGCATTGTCGTAATTTTGCCGAACATCCGCAACGGTGCGAACGGAGAGTCGCCAGCAATGCAGCAGACGTATCTGGATACCGTCGTACCGATACTCAAGAAGTACGGCGTGCGGCGCGTCAACATGGCCGAGGACAGCGGCATTGTCAAAAGTATGATGTCCACCGATGGCGTTCACCTGCGCTGGCCGGTTGTATCGAACAATGTCACACACTACACGAACGATACTCCGGCGGTGCGGAAATTCAGCAAGTGCCTTGAGGCAGAGCTGCTGAAAGCGTGAGGTGAGAGTATGGCATTAAAAACACTTTATAAGGATGGGAAACCGTTGACGCTCGGCGGGAAAACCTTGAAGGTGGATGTATCTGCAGCAGACTCCATCCAGCACGCCGACATTCCGGATTACGTCAAGGCCGAGGCATTGGCCGTGGCAGAGAAGGTGAACGCGATTAGGGCATCGGATAGCATTGTGTTTATTGCAGCATCGGACGCGCATCAGCAGGACAGCAGCGCGGATATCGTGGCCGGAAACCTGAACGCGGCGCAGGCGATGAAGGCGCTGACCTACATTCTGCCAGGAATCGATTTCTGCTGCTATCTCGGCGACTACACTTGGGGAGCCAGCACAACGACGATCGCGGAGACAAAGCAACATATTGCGGAGATCAACGCGGACATTGACGAAGCGTTTCAGGGGATACCGCAGTTTCGGACGGTGGGCAATCACGACGCGGGAGCGTATGCCGGCACGCAGAACGGGACGACGATACCGGATTCGGAGCTTTTCCAGCTTATCGGGAAATATTGCGAGGGAGCCACTTATGGCTCGACTGTCGCAGGATACTGCTACAGAGACTTCGAGAGCAAAAAGTTGCGCGTGATCTGTCTGGACACCTCGGAAAGCCTGACGGCGGACAAAGCGTCTACGGGCTATGTATCGGATGCGCAGGCAGCATGGTTCGCGAAAGCGCTGAAGGCGGTCGGAGCAAAATCCGGGTGGCGGGTGCTGACGCTTTCGCACCATCCGTTGGATTGGAGCATCGTGAGCGTATGCGCTAACATCGTCAAAGCGTATGTCGAGGGAGGAAGTATTGTAGTTGGCGGAGAGAATGTGAATTTCGCGAACTCCAACAGTGCGCAGTTTCTTTGCGCATTCCACGGCCATGTACATTGCTTTAAGGCCGCGAAGCTGAACAGCATTTCCGGCAACACACCGACAGAATTTAACGCATGGCGCGTAGCGATCCCCAATATGTGTTTCAGCCGGAACAATGAATACGGCAAAAACGGCAAGGGCGAGTATTACGGGATCGAATTCGGAGAAGAAACGACGTACAACAAGACGGCGGGAACGGCAGACGATACGGCATTCGTAGTAAACGTGCTCAATCCCTCTGAACAGAAGATATACAGTTTCTGCTATGGTGCAGGCTATGACCGGGAGATTTTCACCGGCGTTTCGTCTGTGGCGGTGACGGGCGTGACGCTCAATGCGACCTCCGGCGAGTTGACAAAGGGCAGCACGGTGACGCTCACTGCCACGGTGGCTCCGGCCAACGCAAGCAACAAGACAGTGGAATGGACGAGCTCCGCGCCTACAGTGGCAAGCGTTGCAAACGGCGTAGTCAAGGCTCTGACCGTCGGCACGGCGATCATTACTGCGAAAACCGAGGACGGCGGCTTTACCGCAACCTACGCGCTGACGGTAAAGGCTGCGACTGTGGACGTGCTGGCGACCTATGGCTACGCAGATAATACGCGCCTGTCAACCGGTTCCGGAACAGAAAAATCGGCAGCGGGATATGTGACCATTGGACACACCAGCAAGATACAGATCAGCAACAAGCTTTATCCAAATGGGCTGACGATCCGGCTGAGCGGCGCAGATCAGGTAACGGGCGGCTCGACGGCAAGCCCTTACAGTGACAGCGCAATGTGCTGGTATACAGCGGCTGGCGTGTTCTCAGCCGGCGTGTACATTCACAATGCGGACAATTTCAGCCTCAATTCAAAGATGGCGGTGGATTCCGACGCAAAGGGATTTACGCTTTCGTGGGAGGCCGGGAAAGCGCCGGAGGTGCAGTATGGAATTGCATTTGCCGTAAAGGGTACAGGCGCGAACCTTACCGTTACACTGGCTGCAAATTGAGGAAAAAATGATGGATACCTGCGTATGCTGCGGGCGGGCCGTGCCGGAGGGCAGGATGGTCTGTCCGGAGTGCGAAATAGAAAGCTTTGAAAGGAGTATCAAGATGGACGATGGAATTCAGGCGCAGATCGCCTCCGTGGAGGCGCGATGCAAGAGCAACTCGCACAGGATCGACGAGCTGGAGGCAGACAACAGGGCGCTGCATCAGCTGGCGACCTCGGTGGAGGTGCTGGCGACCAAGCAGGAGGCGATCGAGGAAAACGTGAACGAGATCAAGGCCGACGTGAAAAGCATCAAGGCGCTGCCGGGGAGCCGCTGGGAGGCGGTCGTGAGGGGCATTATCACAGCGGTTATCGCCGGGCTGATCGGCTTTGCGCTGGCAAGGCTGGGGGTGGGAGGCTAATGGAGTTCTCGAAGAAGTGGCTGCTTGGAAGCGGAATTGCCTGTGTGGTGTTGGCGATCCTGTGCGCATTCGGCCTGCCACTGGTGGAGATCACGCTTGCTGTTATCGCGGAGACGACGGCAAGCAGCGGATTTTACCTTTGGAAAGCAAAGAATGAGAACCGGAGCAAGTACGCACTCAAGTACATCAAGAGCCTGCCGGAGACTTACACGGCAGAGGAAAAGGCACGGTTTCTGGAAATCGTGCTGAAAGACTGAAAGGAGCACAAAATGGATTACACAGAGATCATCAAGGCAATCATCGCGCTCATCACAGCGCTGGTGTCGGCATTCTTCATCCCGTGGCTGAAAGCGAAAATCGACGCGGAGACGCTGAAAAAGGTATCTACATACGTCGATATCGCGGTTTCGGCAGCGGAGCAGATCTATGCCGCAGTGGACGGAGACGCAAAGAAAGCCTATGTGCTGAGATATCTGGCAGACAAGGGCATTCAGTTTGATTCCGAAACCATTGACAACCTGATTGAAGCGTCGGTGCTGAAGCTCCACCATGAGCTGTACGGAGGTGCGAGCAATGCCGGTAATTAAAGATGCGCTCACGCCGATCAACCATCGAGCGGGCGGCTGCACGCCGAAATGGATCGTCGTCCACTACTTCGGTGCGCTCGGCTCTGCGGCCAGCGTGGCCGAGTGGTTCAAAAACCCGCAGGCCAGAGCCAGCGCACACTACGCCGTAGACGAGGGCGATATCATTTACCGGTGCGTAAAGGATACGGATGTGGCGTGGCACTGCGGAGACGGTACGCTGCATCCGGAGTGCCGGAACTGGAACTCCATCGGCGTGGAGCTGCGGCCGGGGAAGGTCAACCGGAAGCGCATGGGAGCCTACGACACCGACTGGTTCTTCGAGAAAAAGGTGCTGGACAATGCCGAGTGGCTGATCCACAAGCTCATGAAGGAGCACAACATTCCGGCGGATCACATCATCCGGCACTACGATGTGTCCGGGAAGTACTGCCCGCGCCCGTTCGTCGGCACGGACATGAACACCTACTATCACACCACTGGCAACGAGCAGTGGAAAAAATTCTTGGAAAGGTTTGAAGATGAAGTGGTAGAGAAAAGCAAAATGATCGTGGACGGCAAGGAGGTCGCTGTCGAACGCATCCTGAAAAACGGCACGAACTATGTCAAGGTGCGCGATATCGCCGCCGCGCTGGGTCTGAAGGTATCCAATAAGGGCAATATCGCCGTGCTGGACACGAAGTAAGCCGCTTACGCCGCTGCGCGCAGGAAGGAGGCGCAATGGCCAGAGGGCGCGTACATCTGCCGGCAGACCTGCAAGGGCTGCTGACGGGCGATTGGGAGCGCGTCATGGCACAAGCAATGCTCAGCACGGAGGATCGGACGATCCTGCGGCTCTATGTGCTGGAGCGGATACCGCAGATCGATGTGGCTGCGGAGCTGCACATGGACCGTTCGACGATATCGAGAAGGATGAAATCAATTTTTGACGAGGCGCGCAGAACGGCGGAAAGGCTGGATATGGTATGACAAAAGCCCGAGGGATTATCCCTCGGGCTTTGCTTTTTTGGCTTTGTGATTTGGATCGTATCGTTTGCTTGCGCGCTCAAGCTCCTTGAAATCACATGAGATTTGGCAAAGAAATTCGTTTGTCTTGTTCACAACCTCAAAATATGTTTTTGCAGAACGCTGGAAAAGAGCGGCGCGGTTGCGGTCGATCTCGGCGAGCTGGTTATACAGCAGAGCCCTGTAGCGCTTATCCGGCTCATCGTCAATGTTGAACTTAATAAGCGCACAATCCGGAACGGGAACCATGTTGTTGAAGCCCAGCATACCAAGCCTTCCGCCGTCCAGCTTGAAGATATGCACGCCAGACTTTATTTTAGCGTGGTTTGGCTTTGGGGATTCCATGGGAACGAAATATCGGTATTCCCCAACGAACAGCACAACGCCGACATATGGCCTGCGTGAGTCCTTGTTGAATTGAACACGATTGTCACTGGTGTGCAAAAACCGTATGTATTTATCAGATATTCGGTAGATGCTTAATTTCTCCATATTTCGACCTTCCTTGCAAAAGAAAAGCGGGACAGTTCGTGCCGTCCCGCTTTTGATTGCCCATGCAATTTTTCGTTCCCTACTTAACGGCAAGGGTTTTCCGCTTTTTTCATTTCCTACTTAACGGCAAGGAGTCTCCGCTTTTTTCGCTCCCTACTTAACGGCAAGGGGTTTCCGCTTTGATGGGCGGTGATGAACTGGAGACGTTCGTCACTTTGTATGCAGATCACTCTGCACCTCTAGTATATCAAGCCAGACGAAAAATGCAAGCAAAAAGTTAACTTTTTTTGCGACGCAAAACGACACTGAAATTATAACTTTTCGGAATTGCACACAAATGCAGCATAAATGCACTCAAGTGCAACCCTTAAATTTTTGCGGTGCGAGATAATGATAGCAGGAGCTGGCCAGCTTACTATTTTATCGGAGGTACTACTATGGAGTACGCAAGCAATGGCAAGGGAAACCTCGGTGTTACGCTCGGCGCGATTGGAACCGGACTCGGCGTCTTCGGCGGCGGGCTGGGCAATCTGCTCGGCGGTTGGGGCATGTCCCCGGCGGCGATGGCTGCTGGCGCGGTGTGCAGCGAAAACACGCCGGTGACGCGCTACGCGCTCGAACAGCAGAAAACGATCTCGGAGAAGAATATGGAGATCGCCTATTGGCGCGGACAGGACGAGACGAACCGGAAGATCTCTGACTCCTACAGCAAGCTCGAAAACCGCCTGATCGGTCTTGCGGCGGAAGTACGCGCGAACAAGGATGAGCAGGTGTCGATCAACATGCAGCAGGCCGTGTACAACGGCACCACCACTGCGACAATCGGTTGCATCCAGAACCAGGTGAATCAGCTGCTCGGCCTGACGAAGCTCGTCGTGCCGAACGCCTCTGTGTGCCCCGGCTGGGGCGCTGCGAAGGTGACGGTTGAGCCTGCGACGGCAACCACCTAATGCGAAGGGGCGGCAAGCGCCGCCCCAAAAATAAGATGGAGGTATCCTTATGGTAACGATCGATCAGGCTATGCGAGGTGCGGCAAAATTCGCCGACAATGAGATCATTCCCCATCTGCCGACGGGCAAGGGCATTGGAGCCGGAATCGCGCTTGCACTTATCATGGACGGCGGCAAGGCGCAGCTGCTCAAGCTGCGTGAAAATCCGGCGGTGCAGATGATGGGCGTGATGGACGAGGACGGAAATATCGACCTTGACCGGCTCTATAATGCGGCAAGGCCGCGCTTTGACGGCCAGAAACTGCCGATCACGGTGCCGATCATTGGAGAGCTGCGCTTTGACGTGAGCGATCTCGATAAGCTTTACAGATACATACAGGAGGCGTGAGCATGAAAGACTACATCAACGGACTGTACGCGCGGCTGGAGGAGCTTTCCGAAAAGCCGCTGACGCTGGGGCACATCGAAGAGGCTGATGCCGTGGCGGGCCTCCTGTGCCGCCTGCATAAGCTCGACGGCATGGATGGAGACCATTTTCGTGAGTCCACGAAAATGACGGAATTCTCCCGAGAAGATGCCATGCGATGGGCGGAGCACATGCAGAACGCCGACGGAACGACCGGCCCGCACTGGACGATGGATCAGACTTCCGCCGTCGCGGATGCGAGCGGAGCCGGGAACGATATTCCGCACTGGGTTTTCGGCGTGACGATGAACATGATGTACTCGGACTACTACGATGTGGCGCGGAAGTTCGGAGTCAACGTGCCGGAGTTCTACGCGGAACTGGCGCGGGCGTTCTTGATGGATAAGGACGGCCCCGGCCCGGAGGAAAAGCTTTGTGCGTATTACAGGTGCATTGTGAAGCAAAGCCGTTAGCATTTTTCGTTAGCATTTTGTGCTGAAAATTGCATCCTGAATGCGTCAGACAATGCGAGAATGCGTCAGATATTACAACGCACAAAAAACCGGAAAGCATTGGTATGTAAAGAAAAACCCGCAATCCATTGAGATTGCGGGTTTCTTGTTTGTGGTGCGCGAGGCGGGACTTGAACCCGAATGCCATAACGTAAAACGCCTGTATTTTCAATTATTTTCAGTTTGCTTAGCATCTTGGTTAGCATTAGCTTTGAAAAAAGCGGCCATCTTATTTTGGCTCTTGAGGCGGTCGGCAGCGGCGAGGTGCGTATAGATCTTGCGCATGGTATTGTAGTCAGCCCAGCCGCCGAGTTCCATCGTCTCCTGTTCCGTCAGGCCGAGGTGGAACGCCAGTGAGGCGAAACTGTGGCGAAGGCCATGCACGCCAACCTGCGGGAGGCCGTTATTGCGGCAAAGACGGTTGATCTGCGCGCAGAGCGTATTCGCATTGCTGGTGTAAATCGGGTCGTCCGGCTGGTGCGGCGGCGCGCTACGGATCGCATCCGCAAGCGCCGGGATCATGATCGGGACGATGCGGCGCGAGGAGGCGTTTTTGTTTGTCTGCTTATGGACAAGGACGTTGTCCTCCCCCATCACGGCGGCTCCGTGGACAGTGATGGTATTTGCAGCCAGGTCGATCTTACCATAAGTCAGGGCGAGGATCTCTGAGCGCCGGAGGCCGTGCAGCGCCAGCAGCGCCGGGATCTCGAAGGACTGCCCGCGCACAAGCTCCACGAAGCGAAGGACCTCGTCCGGCTCCAGCCACGGTTTATCAGGCGGAACAAGCTGCGGCAGGCGCACGTCCGGCGGCGTCATGCCCGCATGGCGCATGGCCGTGCGCAAAAAGCCCCATGCGTTTTTCAACGTCTTGGCAGACGCGAGATCGGCTTCCGTGTCGATCACGCGCTGCCAGTTTTTTATTTTGTCGGCTGGCTTGTCGGCAATGCTCGAAAAACGGTTATCCCGAATCGTCACATAGCCGCGGACGGTGGACGGCGAGGCCGTTTTTCGGATACTGTCAATGTAGTCAGTCATGAGGTCGCGGACGGTCTTGTCCGTCTTGTATTTGATTTCGCGCTGGTCGGCGCGGTGCTGAGCCTTGATGAGCTGCGCCTGCTTGATGCAGTCGGAGCGCGTGAGGGCGGAGACGGGGATACTCTCGCCGCCAAGGCGGAGCTGGATGAACCATGTGCCGGATTTCAGTTTGCGAGGCTCGGGGACTTTCATGGGGACACCTCCAAGGGATACAGAATACCGCTCCGGCAGTGCGCCGGGGCGGCTATTTTTTATGCACGGAACCAACCGAGGGTTGGGCTCAGGATATCCACCACCAGAGCAAAAGCGCAAAGCGCGACGATGCTGAGCAGGATAAGCGTCACAAGCCGGTGCATACGCAGGGATTTCTGCAGATGCTCGCGCTGGATGCGGAGGCTTTTGTTTTCCAGCCGAAGCAGCTCGGAAACGGATTCCGGAGCGGGCGGCGAGATGCCGAAGTATGCGTTCAAATCGATGCCGAGGGCATAGCAGATCGGGCCAACGGTGTAGACAGAGGCGCTTTTTGATTCGCCGCGCAGGTACTGAGAAACCGTATTCAGGGCGAGTCCGGCGCGATCGGCAATGGCCTGATTTGTGAGATGCAAAGCCTCCTTTGCTTCGCGGCAGAGCTGCCATAACATTTTTTCCAAGAAAATCACTCCAAAAACACATGATTGGGGCGGAGAAAACCATGGAAAGGGCTGGACACAACCATTGGTGAAAGCGTATGGTTGAGCTACAGGCGGCTCCCAATCGCTTGCAGAAACCAAGGCCCCGAGGCAGCGACGGCACGCTGCCTTGGGGCGGAGGCGACAGGCGGAATGGCAAGACCTCCTAAAAAACCAACTATACATAAAGACTTGCCGCGTGCAGCAAGTCGCCAACGGGAGACTGAATAAACATATTGTCAATCGCATCTATGGTAGCGACGTTGACTTTAGGGTTGAAATCATAAAACGGTATTTGTAGTGTCTCAAGGAAATGGGAGCGAAGAGCGTCATGCGTATCTATTATGATTTCACTGAACTTTTCACGATATGCGGCATCGTCCAGCGTTTCATCTTGAAGGGATTCGATTTTATCTGTTTTTTCAGTCAACATATATGTAACAAATTCACGATTGAAATTGTTACGGCGTAAAACGTCATTAAGTGTCTGAGCCCTGTTTGCAGAGAATACAGAAATCGAATTGGACAGATGTTTTACAAACAAGGCGTCCATTGGGTCGGTAAGATCATATTGCTTTGGGCGTCCAACTGATAAAGATAAATCATAGTCAATAACGCCCATGCAATACCCGTAAGTGTATAGAGACAACAAAATAGAAACCCTGCGATTGAGGAAACCATCCTGTTTTAATGCGAATCTAAGAGCATTAATTTCATCATGCATTATGCAATGGTAGGCTTTGCGTGTATACTCCAAAACGCGTTTGTTTGAATTCATAACCAGATTCATTACTCCTTAGAAATGGAAATAAACCGATACACGAGAAGAAGCAACCTCGTGCGATTTTGCGTATTCCAAGAGTTCGGGCAAATCATATTCTTCGGCGAAGAGTGCCATGCAACGAATTGTGAACTCGCAGAAGTCGTTTGGATTATGGCAACAATGCCATAAAGGGTCGTTTGGTGGGGGCGTTTTGATACTAAGATAATATCTGCGCGCGGACTTTATATAATCGTGGAGATCATAGATAGAGAATTTGTACTGCCAGCCAAATTCCTGCATATCAAGTGCCACTAAAAATCCAAGCACGGCGGCATCGAATTTTGCGCTTTCAATTTTTTCGGTGCGCTTCGGCTCGAAATATAGTAAATCAGCAAACGCAAGAATGAATAAGGCAAGAGCGATCCAAGCGTCCAACACGAGCCCTCCAATCTGTGATACTTATAGCTTATGCCCAAATTACATTTGGTGCAAGATGGAAATATGAACGAAAAATGAACGGCGTTTTTGTTGAGAAAGGGAGGAAATGATGGAAAAGGCAAGAGAAAGACTGAAAAACATCCTTGAGCGGGCGACTGATGAGCAGGTATGGCTGCTGCTGCGGCTGGCAGAAAAGATCCTTCGATAAGAAATCACCGGAAGCGGTCATTCGCTTCCGGTGATTTTTTTCGCGTACTCGTAGATGTTGTCCCAGAACTCAGGGGGCATTTCCATTGCCGCAGCGATGCAGCGCTTGCGGGTGGATTCGTCGGCCTCGGCCAGAACGTCGGCAAACATCAGGGCCATGCGCTCGTTCTCACTGCGATGGACGTACATCTCCCCTTCTCCGGTCTCCAGCCATGCAAGAGATACGCTGAATTCCCGGCAGATGTCTGCAATCGTGCGGTCGCTCGGCACCTTTGAGCCAGAACAAATAGCGGAGACGAACGGCTGACTTAAATTGATGGTTTCGGCAAATTTTGTTTTTGTAATGCCGAGATCTTTGATTAAATAAGCGATTCGATCATTGATTGTGCTCACACTTTTCACCACCTTCTATCCACAAGGTAACACGCCGGAAATAAAATGTCAAGAAGAAACATAACTCAGGAATGAAAAAATGCTTGACAACGGTTCTCAGGTATGCTAACGTATAACCGAGGAATGAAATAGAAGTTACAGGAGACGAATCCAAGAAAAGAAATGTCGATGGGAAGGGGGTGAGAAGTCAGTGAAAAAGCGCAGAGATCTTTTCGACAAGCTCAGCGGAGTGAGTGATGAGGAACTCGACGACAAGGACTACAAGCGGTACAAGCGCAGCTATTATTGCTATATTCTTGTCAGTTCTGTGGTTGCGCTCCTGCTTGGCGCTCTCTACTGCCGCCTCATGGAGACGCTGGCGATGATCCAGACTTTCCTTTCGTAGGGCAAGGTAAAGCTCCGCGCCGGGCTGCTCCAGCTGGACGTAGGAGCCGGCCGAGAAGTCGCCGGAAATGAGGCTCTGGCCGCGCATGGTTTTCAGAAGAGCTTTCGTCTGGAGAACGTCGAGGCCGGAAAGCGTGACGGCCTGATTCATCAGGGAAACAAACTGCATACGCCCGCCGACGCCATAGAGCAGGGCCAGCGGGATATAACGGGGATCCGTTACATGCTCAAACATGGGAGCACCTCCTTTTGACTGTATTTTAGCATACGGAAGGGAGGTGTCAAGGAAGAAGGTGAAGAAATGTCAGAGGAACAGAAGAAGAAGATCGACGGCGTGCTGCACGAGATGAAGCACATGAACCCGCAGCAGATCGAGGTCATGATCACATATATGCAGGGAATGGCAACGGCGGCCAAGCTGATGCAGGCGGAACGGAAGGAGGCGTGAGGATATGCCGAAGATGCGAGTCGAACGGACGACGGATTACCGCCTGCGGGCGATGATCCGGGGGGAAATGGCCGCGCAGGGCGTCACCATCGAAGTGGCGAGCCGGTACGCAGGATGCAGCGAAAAGACGCTCTACCGCGTTTTCGAGCAGCCGACCGCGTACTTTGACAAGGTGCTGCCGCTGATGCGGAAGCTGTCCGTGCCAATCGAAAGGGTGCGGGAGACGATCTGTTATCCATACTGAGGGAGGAAAGCATATGAGCGACGTGGAGTTTATCACAGGAGCCAATCACCAGAGAGCGCGGGAACGCGAATGGAACAAGCGCAGAGCCGAAAGGGACGGACTGCGGGAAAAGAGAGAGCGGGTACGCCGGACGGCGCTCTCCGTCTGCTGGCTGGCAGGGGCGTTTTTATCCGGCATGGCGCTGGTGCTGCTGGCCTTGGAGCTGGCCGGTGCGGCACTGGCCTTCGGCGGAGCGGCGGCGATCAGCGCTGTACTGGGGAGTGTGCTGTATGAGCTGTGAGGATATTATCAGGGCGCTGCGGTGCATATCCACACCGGGCGACCATACAAGTAACTGCGAGCAGTGCCCATACTGGAAGAAAGAACAGCTGAACGGGCGGCTCAAAGAGGAGTTGGGAACGGATACATGGACAAGCTGCGACATTGATAAGGTCGGTCTGGACGCAGCCGACAGGATCGAGCGGCTGGAGGCAGAAAACAAGGCGCTTCGAGCGAAGCTGCCGGAAAACGAAATTTAAGGAGGGGCCAATAATGGAAAACAAAAAGGAACAGTATTACATCATTCGGTGCGATCGGGCGGGCGTATTCTTCGCAAAGATCGCGGAGCGCAGAGGTGCCGAGGCAGATCTGGTTGATTGCAGAAGGCTGTGGTATTGGGATGGAGCGGCGAGCTTGTCCCAGCTCGCAACGGAGGGAGTGAAAGCACCTGGAAACTGTAAGTTTACGGTAACGGTACCGGCAATGACGGTACTCGGGATTATTGAGATCATCCCTTGCACCGACGAGGCGGTGCGGAGCATCAATGGAGTAAGAGTATGGAAACGATAAAAATCAAAGAGTTTCTGGCCGCGCGATCCGGCTACGGCTCCGGCGACGGCTACGGCTACGGCACCGGCTACGGCTCCGGCGACGGCTACGGCTACGGCACCGGCTACGGCGACGGCTACGGCTACGGCACCGGCTACGGCTACGGCTCCGGCACCGGCTACGGCTCCA